AGACTGCGTTTACTATCTCTCCCAGATTTGCCGCTACTTTGTTATACCAGATACTCATTAGTAATCGTATTCTTCATCATCTTCGTTGAATTCTTCGAACATATCAACATCTTCGTTTTCTTGTTCCAAGTATTCACAAACTGCTACTTCTAGTACTTCACAGTGATCTGAAATTTCTGTTGCGTTGGCACTGATATCTACACCAAAATCAGCTAAATGACGGATAACTTCCTCCGCCATTGCAGGTTTATCTTTTTCTGGTAGTAGAGCTACTGCGCTGTCGTACATTGCAAAAGTAAATTCTAAATCCGCGTCGTTAACTAACATCTACTTCTGTTTCCTCTTCTATAACAGATACGTCTTCTTCTGGAAGTGCATCTTGCACTTCTTGTGGCTGTGCGTTCCACTCTTCTATAATTAGATCCAAACAATTATTTTCGTTTGCATTCCAAGGCTTACGGAATTGTGTAATAACTTCGCCTGTAGTTGGACTTGTGTATTCTAAACGGTTTCCTGTTTTTTTAAGTACACCTTTTGCCTCAAAAAAGTCTACAAGTCCACTGTATGGACTCATGCCAGTTTCATAAGGAATTTCAACTTGCACACTTTCAAATGGTTTTGCATAGCGTGTTTTCATTACCTTACATGCAGCACGAATACCATGTACTTCACTTGTTTTATTTCCATCTGCATCAACTTTAAGTTTCAGCTTACGCATTGCAATAACAATCGAACTTGCGTAAATAAAGCCCTGACCTCCTGAAATCTTATCATCTGGATCAAACATATCTTGTGAAGCATATGTATGGTTGGTAGCAACTAGTCCTACATTATATTCACCAAACATATTTACTGTGTTGCGTACAAGTGCTGTAAGTGCTTTAGGTTTGCGACCCATGTCACCTTTTAGGTCGCCTTTACCAAACTGATCTACATCAGTAGGTGTAAGGAGCATACCAAGAGAGTCTACAACAAAGAGCACTTTAGGTCGATCTTCAGCCTCTTTATCTGCATACTCTGATTTATAATCTTTCATGAAATCACTAATGACTTTAGCTACATCATCAATCATTGCAAGATTAAGTTTTAGCAACTTATCATCACTTGTATCAACATCTAGTGCGTGTAGCCATGATTCATCAAGTGCATTTTCACTGTCAATTAGAACTACAAAAATACCTTGATTTTGTGCTTCACGTACAATATTGCCTGCGGCAATAAAACTTTTACCAGCACCACTTTCGCCTGCTAGTACTGTTACTTTTCCTAGTGGAATGCCTTTGTTAAAATCTCCACTAATTAATTTATTAAGGGTATAATTACCTGTAGAAATCCATGTGTCTGGATCATTAAAACCAACACTCAGACCAGGTACCGCTTTTGTAATACTTTTACGGAATTTACTCACGTCAAAAGGTTTTGCCATTTAAATCTCTCCAATAGGTAGAGGAGACGGCTCAAGCCGTCTCCATATATTTTATGATTGTTTACGTTGACGAATCATTGCCAAAATGTCTTGTGCATTTGGCTGGTCGTCACTACCTGCTACTGCTGGTTCAGGTGTTGCTTCTGGAGCAGGTGCTGGTTCTGCTTTAGCTTTTGGTTCTTGCCAACCTGTGTCTTGTACAGCTGGTGCTGCTTCTGCTTGTGGAGCAGAAGTTGGAGCAGGGCGTGGTGCAGATGCGCCTGCTGGTGCTTCCATACCATATGGACGATAGTAAGTAGCAAAACGCTCTGGATCATAAAGTTGACCATCTACACTTGCTTCAAACATTTCAGTAAGAACTTTA